GAAGAAGACGCGCCCATTGCGTTAGCAGGAGCAGCTTCCCCAAGAAGTGACGGAGCCTGATAACCACCAGTTCCCTGTGCCTGCTCACGAGCAGACTTTTCTTGGTTTTCTAGAAGTGTTGCAGTAACGGCTCTCTTGTGTGCGTCCTTGATTGGCTCAAGGTCGGTATGCTCAAGAACTGGCTGCCACTTCTTTTGAAGTTCATCAGATTGATACATTTTAGTTTCTCCTTTAGTAAACTATCAGCCTTATTACAATATTTATAAATTATTACTTTTTGATGCTTCTTGAAATGGCTTGTGTGTAAGCAGCCATTGAGCCTGTCACTTGTGTACCCTCTTCTTCAATTTCAAGAGGTTCTTCATCAGTTGCATCACTCTCAATAACTTCTTCCTTGGGGAAGTAGTTTTCTTTGATTGTCTCTAGCTTTTCAGCATAAGTGTCTTCGTCAAAGTCAACACCTTCTGCTAGGGACTTCATCTTCTCAACTTGTGAATCAGTTAGACCTTCACATACGTCTGTAAGTGCTTTGTCCTTCTTCATTTCAACAAGTTCTTTTTTGACTTCGATGTTACGCTCAACTTCTTCGTTGACAGATGCTTCAAGTTCTTCAACTTTACCAGCAAGTTCGTCTACGAGATCGACTTTCTCTTCTGGAATGTCGATGTAGTTTTCAGCGAATAGATTGCGTAGACCATGCATGAAGTTCTCAACGATCTCACCACGAATACCTTTTTCGACAGCAAGTTCATTTTCCTTCATCCACTCTTCAGCGACATACTCAAGGTAGTCGTCTAGCTTAGTGGTTAGGTCTTCTACCATTGTTTCTTTTTCAGCTTCAAGATCAGAAGCGAGATCAACATCAGCAGTTTCTAGAACTTCATTGATCTTAGAAAGAACAGCAGCTTCAAAGATGGTTGTGGCCTTATCCTTGAATTCTTCAGAAAGTTCTTCGTCACCGAATAGAGCCTGCACGTCAGATGATACATCGATATCTTCTTTATTGAGTCTCTTGCTCTCTCTAGCAACAACTTTCTTTGCTGGTGTTTCTTCTTTTTCTTCACTATGATCCTTACTGCAAGCTGACATGATGTCACCATAGGATGCTTCTAGATCGGCCTTCTTCATGCCTTTCATTTGATCAACCATAGAGTTGATCATACCAATTTTTGTTTTAGGCATCGGGGCGTCCATTGCGGCTGCTTCAGTAACTTCTTCGGTAGCTTCTGTATTGGCTTCCTCAATAGTTTCTTCTTCAGTAGCAACGTCCTCGACAACTTCTTGTGCTTCAAGGATTGTGTCATCCTCTTGCATCTCTAGTTCTTTATCGGACATTTGAGTCTCCTTTATCAGATAATTACTCATTTACACTATATTTATAAAATTACAATCTTGAGAGGAAATTTTCAAAAACTTTGAGTTTTATACCCTCTAAGTCAGACTTGGAAGCCTTTTTGATTTCTGTCTCGTAATCAGCTATAGTCGCTTCTCTGATTATTCCATTCTCCCAAACCCACTCTTTGCTTTCCATGATACCATTCACGAATGCATCGGGTGCAGAAGGATCAGCAACAATATCAGCAGCAGTTGCAAGATAGAAGTCTTTTTGCACTTCTTGTGCGCCAGCCTTTCCACTCTTCAAGCTACCCATACCACGACTTGATACTCCAAGCTGTGCGCCCTCGTCCATCAAGGACTTAACAATTGCTCCATATGGTGTTTCGCACATAATCTTTGCTCTACCCATGAAGTTAGGACCATCTTGCTTTAGGTCTGTGATCATGTGAGAGACTCTCTCAAGGTTAATAGTTGGACCTTGTGGATGTCCTAGTTCACCATATGCTCTTTTCTTTTCAACGTATTCTCTGTTGTAACGAGCAACTTCTTTTGATAGAACCTCTTTAGGATACATACGTCCGTTGCGGTTCTTAATATCACCTTGCATGAATACGCCTTCGATGAAGTAGGACTTCTTACCGTCTTCATCTTTTGCTTCAGTGATATAATTAATTTCTTCGTTGACTTCGCAAATAAGTTTCATGTTCATGATGATACCTCCGCTACTTTGGTTCCAAATACACCGGCGGCTGCGGTAATAGTATCTTGTGGCCGTTTGCGAACAGTCACTACTTCATTTGCATTCATTCTGATAGATACTTGACTGCCTGGATAATTACCATGCTGTCCAGATTCAGAAGGAGCAGCAGTATTAGCGATCACGACAGTTCTAGCAGAACCATTGTTGGTAATGCGAACAGCAGTAGCATTGTATACGTTATTTGCACTTGAAGTGAAAGCAACGGTATTTGCAAGAACTTTGATAGCCATTATTTACCTCCTAGAGCCACGTCCATCATTTTCATGAAAGATGCTTGATCTTTTTCGATAGCGTCAGCAAACTTTGCTTTTGTAGAAGCATTTTTGATACGCTTATCAAATGCGTTTACGATAGCAGAAGCAGTTGTCAGATCAATACGCATGGATTTACCATTCTTGAACTTGACTTTTTGCATTTGCTTATCTTTGACGATCTTTCTGAGAGTGTCCATTACACCTTCTTCAAGTTCATCTTCGTCCTCATCTTCGTCTTCGTCTTCGTCGTCATCTTCGTCATCATCCTCAGGCTCTTCGTCTTCTTTCACAGCTTCTTTGACGACTTTTACTTTTTTGTCACCATCTGTTTTATCAGCACTGCGCTTTGAATCACCGCCGCCCTGAGGCTCTTGCACATCTGTACCAGCAGCAACTACTTCTTTTTCACCATCACCAGAACCTTTGGGGGATGTAGGTTGTGTTGAACCATTGTGTACAGAAGGATCAGCATGTGGATCAGGTTCTGTCTCAGTTGTATGTGCGCCAGCAAAATCCTGTTCACCTTTGGAACGAGGCTTTAGTGCTTTCGACTCGTCATCATCTTTTTTAGCAGGCGTCAAATCTGCTGCGCTTGCTTCAAGGAATGTTTTAAACTTCTGAATCTTGGACATCGGTTTCCCCTTGGTCTGTATCTTGAGCAGACATAAACTGTGATGCTACTTCCACTCTTTTTATTTCGATAGCGTCTGCTACCTTATCAGCCATAATACCATTAATAGCGTCTTTAAACTTTGCTGTGTTTCCATCGAAAGCAAACTCAACAGCATCTCTTGATGTATAGTCTGACATTATTTTCTCCTGTTATCTATTTATAAAATAAAGCAACTGAATTTTACATAAATTCGTCTGCATCACCTTCTTCTTCACCACCACCTTCATCTTCAATCTCCTGACTGATAGTTTCAATCTCATCTTCAGACTGTCGTAGGACATTCTTTTGAATCCAAAGAGTAGAGAAGTACTTACCAGTGTACTGATCAACATCAGCGAGAAGACGCAATCTGTTCTCAAGAATTTCACTGTCTTTTAGTTCAGCAAAATGATTGTCTTCCATAAAGTCATAGCGAATCTTATCCTGCATCTCCTTCCACTCAGCGGCTGTGATTACACCCTTAAGTAGAAGTTGTCTTTCAAGTAGAGTATGAAAGATTTCTGAGAAACGGGTACGCAAGCGATTCACGAAACGAGAGAACTTCAATTCGTCTCTTGTAATCTCTGATGCACGACCGAGATTGAAAGCACCATCTGCTTGAAGTCTAGTAGTAGGGACATTCAGTGCTTCGTATAGTTTGCTCTTAAAATAGTTGACATCATCCATCTCACCAAGGTTCTGGCCGCCTGGAAGTGTGGTAATCTCTGTACCCCTACCACCTTCTCTACGAGGGAGCCAGTAGTCTTCAAGCATTGTAAGAAACTTACGATCATCTCTTACTTCACCAGTATTTGCATCATACACAAGTTTGTTCTTGTGCTTGACCATCATGTCGCGCAGATACTGTTCTGCTTTTGCTTTAGGTAAGTTACCAACGTCGATATAGAAAATTCTACGCTCTGGCGCCCGGGCCAAGCGATAGATAACTGTTGCATCTTCTAGCATACGCAACTGGTTCAATGGTTTCATTGCTTTATGAAGATACGATAGAACTGTGTAATTTTTCTGATCCAAAAGTCCACTGTGACAGTATGCAATAGAATCTGGTGAAATCTTAAGGCCTTCACCCTCAGAGGTAATACCCTTCGATTGATACACAAAGAACTCATCGTATTTCTTAACTAGAGTTTCTTCATTCAATTTACGACCAGTATCACGCTTTTCTTTACGAACTTTTTTGATCTTGCGTGGATCGACATGTCTTAGTTCTTTGATACCCTGTCTAGGATTCTTCACGTCGATTACAATGTGATAGTAAAGTCTACCGTCCACATACCAGTTACGGAAGATATCATACCCTCTGTAGTTGAACTTCATCAACTTGAGAACATGTTCAAATTCTTCACGAACCTTTTTCTTGATTGACTCTGGTTGATCAATGTCATCAAGTACAATTTCTAGTGGGGATTGAGTGTTGTCACTTACGATAGCTTCATTAACAATATCGTCAACCGCTTTCTCAGCTTCTGGCTGTTGAGCCATCTCACGATATTTTGTAATGAGTTGCGCTTCGTTCTTTACTGTATTTTCTAAGTCTACGGTCGTGCCAAATGCACCACCTTCAGCAACTGTGATGCTTCCATCATCCTGTGCTGGTGGTACAAATGATGGTAAATTTTCGACTTTCTTATCGTCATCATCTTTACCAATCTTAAAACCGAATAGATTTACTGCCATGTTATATCCTCAATGAAAAATGGGGGATGTCCTTATAGTATTTATAGACACCCCCACCATAACTAAAAACGGATTTTAGATGCCGCCGGCGTTGCCGGTAACGCCACCAGAAACTTCCCAATAGTCATACTGGAAAGTGACAGTATATTCTTGGATACCTTCAGTTTCCCATGCGAGATCGATAGTACTGACTTCTGTTGGGAATACACCAACAAAATTGTACTCTCTAAGCACTTCGCCTGTCTGTGAATACTGAATGACTTGAGCGTTTGCTTTATACAAAGCAGGCGCAGAACCACCAGTTGTTCTTAGGTTTCCTTGGAAAGAGTTAATACCATTAGACCACTGTTCCATCGCATTGCGAATTGCAAAGTCTTCGTCGTTGATAATGGTAGGTGCCCACTCTGCAAAAGTTCTGTTTCCAGCAATCTTTACGGTGCGGCCGAAGTAAGGAACTTCGACTACACCCAAAGTAGCTGCTGGAATTTGAGCGGCTTTGCAGAGAAAAGGTACTTGCACATCAGCAACACCACTAATCGGGTTTGTGATTTGCACTTGAAACAATGAATTTCTAGCACCACCACTTGTTAGGGCGCCTGAAAATTCGTTTACATTAAAAGCCATTGTCTTTTCTCCTGTTTACCTTTATTTATGTTGCTCTACCAACGATTTCTGAAAATTCAACGCCGGTTCTTACAGCAACAAAGTTCAACTGGATAAAGTTGATTGAACGCGCTGGTTTGACATAAATGTCACCAACGAATTCGTTATTATCAATAACTTGGCCAGTATTGTTTGTTCCGTCACAGACGACTTGGAAGTCCGTGATACCACGACGACCTTGTACATCTCTTAGGAATGGTTCAACTAGGTTCTTAAACTGTGAGCGTGTGAACTCATCGTTGAACTCAAAGAGTGTAAACTTGGAAGCTGTGCTAATTGCTTTCTCAAGAACAATGAACAATCTACGAACATTGATCCGATCAAAAGCACTTGGTTGATCAAGCATTGTCTTATCACCAAACAATACAGTACCTTGGCCTGGGAATGTTACAACAGGATTGACACCCTTCTTGTAAAGTTCATCCCGATCAGCCTTGCTAGGATTGTAAGCAAGTTTGATAACATTCTTGACATTACCACGATTGAAACCAGCAGGCGAGAACCAAGGATCACGGGTCAGATCAGTCTGAACCATTAGACCTGCGGTATCACCATTCAGTGGTACATAGCGGTATACATCATTGTATCTATCATACTGATACTTCCAGCCTGTATCCATAACTGCGTAAGAAGATGATGGTAGAGTATCTCTAAATGCGAGAATGTCATCCTTCTCTTTACCAGCATAAGAATCGTTGCTGACAACATCTGCTCTTTCTGGTGAAATGACTGCTACGCAATCTTTTCTGTGTTCAGCGATGTTGTTGATCAGATGAATAGCAACAGTAGAACTTGAGCCTGAGCCAAGCACTAGTGAAATGTCTGTTGTATCAGCATCTTTGAACTTGTTGTATGCACTAATGTAAGCAGCGTCTGAAGCAGAACCGTCCTTACCTTTAGTCATGCTGTTTGTTCTAGGAAGATCATTGCCTGGGAAATTCGTTCCAGAACCAGCAGAACCAGTGTTAGTCTGATCGGCTCTTGTACCAGCTTTTGATGATCCACTGTTATGGCCACCCCACCATACCCAATCTGATTGATCATTGATCTTATCTTTGTAGTATAGTGTGTCACCCTGTGGGCCCTTAGCATCTGGAGCCATTGAAAGGTTTTCATATGCTTCAACAACTGAACCAGCAGCACCAGTGATTGCACCATCTTGATCGACAACAGCAATGTGAATTGCATCACCCTGTGAGTTTACAGAGTTAGCATATGCAGTTGTTGTTGGCGCACGATCAAAGTTGTTGAAATACTCCCAACGACGAGTAAGAGAAGGTGCAAAGTTAGCAACTGTGTTACCCTGATACTTCGATGTTAGTGTGATTGTGTTACCAGAAAGCGATGCAACTTTTCTCTGCTCCTTATCAGGACCAAGAAGTAGGATATCACCAACGACGAATGCTGTCTCAGTGTTTGATGTACCCTGACCATCACCAGCTAGTGTGACAGTTGTTGATTCTCTTGTTGCATAGTAGTTAGTTGCTACTGTGCTTTCAAATGCGTTTGCGTTATGACATGCAGATACTTTTAGCGAGTTACCAAGGTCGCCCGGATATCTTGCTACCCAATCTCCATGTCCGCTTGAATGTGCGTAAGTTTCGTTATAGTAATCTTCATTACTAATGTAAGCACCAGTGCCGCCTGTTGTAGCATTATTCGCACCAGTAACAGCGCGTGTTACAAT